GTCCTCCGGTGTCGATCCCGTTGGCGGTGTCTCCGGCACCACAGCGTCCGCAGCAGTCCCGGGAACTGCACGGGAAACCAGCGGCCCGGAGGCCACGGCCCGGCCGTACAGGCCCCAGCTGGCAGCCACACCGCCGACGGCCGACACGACCCACCACAGATTGAATTGCGGCAAGTCCAAAATGTAGCCGTTGATCCACAGGCGCATGTCCACATGCCCGCTCGGATCCACCCACCCCAGGGACACGAGCACCTGGACGGTGGACAACAGCAGGTACAGACAGCCGGTCGCGCGTCCGGTCCGCGAAGAGAACAGGCCCCGCGCCAGACGCCAGGCGGATTGCATCCTGTTCATTGCCCGACCTCGCCCGGTTCGATCAGCCAGATGTCCACCGGCAACGAGTAGGTGGTGATGACCGACTGCAATTTCGCCAGGTGCCGTTCATCGGACGGTTTTTCCAGGATCAGCAGGATCCCGGCCCGCTTCCCGGTGACAGCGGCATAGGCCAACGATTGCCCCACGGCCTCGGCCCACTTGGGAGCAAAATCGACCTCGACGGCATGAGTCGCCGTCTCGCAGTCGATACGCAGGCCGCCGGGCAGGCGGACCTCCATGGCTCCCTGTTGCCTGTCGCACCAGACCCGCTGATACTCACGCTCCAGATGCAGATGCCGGGCAGAGGCCGCAGGGACGGTTATCGCCACGATCAGCAACACGGTCAGGGAAACGATGCCCAACGGTCTGGCGACGCATCGCTCCCATACCGCCGCCCAATGTCTGGAACGCAGCCTGGAGATCCCCATGTCACACAATCTGCAGTAGATGTGCAGGGGATTCGCGAGATGACAAAAGAGTTTACGCAGCCTCATCCGGCCACCTCCCGCCGAGATTTTCCAACACCTCGCCCGGATAGTTGTTGCTCTGATTGTTCCGGCCGCCGGACCCGGCGTTGTAGGCCCGGACCACGACAGGCCACCCCTCGCCGCCAAAACGGCGGCGCAGATCAGCCAGATAGCGGCAGCCCCATTCGAGGCCGGTTTCCGGATCGCACAATTCCGGGAACCACCCTGAAAACCCCAGTTCCCTGGCCGTCTCCCCCATGATCTGAAGCAGTCCCCAGGAAAACGCCCGGCCGTAGGCCTCTGTGGCCTTCGAGCAATGCTCCGGCCGAAAACCAAGCTCGCGCCCCTCGACGTATTTCCGGAAAAAATCCGGCTCGAAGCGCATAGCGTGCTGGTTGCCGCCGGATTCCTTCCGGACCATGGCCAGAACCAGTTCCCACGGATGACCGTGACGGGTGGACACAGCGCGGATCAGGTCCACATGGGACGCTGCCGGGGCGGCCTCGTGCCAGCCCATGGCCTGCGCCAATTCCTCCGCCGATCGGTAATAAGCGTACTGCCCTTTGCGGCAGACCCAAAACGCCCGCGCGGAGCGCTGCTTCTGGTCGGCATGCCAGCCGGGTGTGTTCCAGTCCGGATAGAATCCGATGCCGGAGAATCCGGCCTGATCCAGCAGATCCAGTTGACGGCGGTACGTCAGGCCAAGGAATGCAAAATCCACGGCCGTGGCCGGATCGTCGTAATGCCCAGAACCCGGGACATGCCCGGCCGAATCCCTGGCCTGATTGATGCGAATCGGGACGCCGGCCTTTTCCCGGACACCGTCCATGGACAGCACCAGATCGGGCGACACCCGGTCCGGATCATGCCGCCACTCGCGGGCCTTGAAGTGTTTGACGCCGGACGGAAACATCTTAGGCCTCGGGGTCCGCGCTCGCGACGCATTTCACCAGGACGTTGGGCCGGGTGCAGTACGGCAGCGGGTTCGACTCGAACCACAGATCCACGCCCCGGTTGAAATCCTTGAGCTCCTGGCGGGCATAGAGCATTTCCCCAGGGGTGTTCACGGTGTCAATGAAGTTGCCGGGGGCTGTGGCGAACTGGAACGTGGACATGGTCCCCTCGGGGATCGCGTGTCCCTCACCCTCGGCGATGAATCGGATGACCGCTCCCTGGGAACTGGGGGCCTGGCCGCCGAATTCCTCGAAAATCACGCCGCTGAAGGTAAATCCCTTGCGGATATCCTTGCTGGTCAGTTCGGCGGCGGCCACTTGGTTGAGGTAGAATTTCTCGACGCTGGGATGGGTGATCAGCTTGTCGAAAAATTCTTTGGACACGAAGGCACGCACGCCCGTTGACACGTCGCCGAACAGGTTTTCCTCGATGTAGCGGCACAGATCGCGGCAAGTGCTGCCCACGTCCGTGGCGTCGTTGTCCAGATCGAAGTAGATGACCTTCTGCTGCATGCCGAACCGCTCGTACAGATTTTCGAGGACGGTCTCGCCGTCGCCGTCCAAGATCAAACCCTTGATGGCTCCCCACATGAGGAACTCCCAGGTGATCTCGAATTTGCGGTGGTTGTCGATCAGACAGCCCCCCATGACGGACGAGAGGGTTTTCAGCGAGTTTTCGGTGCCGAATTCCCTCACGCCCTGGAAGGCCTGGGGCAAGATCACGTCATCCATGGGGATGTGCGGCACGGTCAACGAGATCATGTTCCGGCCGCCGTGACGAGACTGCGAACCGGGGCCTCCGCGCGGCTGGGACGGCAGCAGGGTCAGGATATTGCCTTTGCGCTCGATCAGCACGGACGTGGTGGTGATCGGTTTATGGACGAAGATTTTCCCGGTCAACAGACGGCCGTAGGTATTGGGCACGAGGTTGATGGACGTGGTCAGGCTGACCAAACTGAAGGCATCCTGGGCGAACGGATTGATCATGGGCATGACTTAGACCCCCACGCTGGATTTGACGCCCAGAGCGGCCAGTTCGGCCAGGGCCTGGTTTTTCTGGGCGGCGGTCAGGCCGGCCGGCCAGGACAACATGTCGCCGATCACCACCGCGTGGCCGTTGATCACGACGCCGCGCACGTCCGACAGCCGAGCGTCGTAGACGTCGATGGTCAGGCCGGCGGCCACCTGGGTACCGTCCACGGCATCCGGATCGAGGATCTTGTACTTTCCGGACCCGGGCGGCACCGTGATCGTGATTTCATCCCCGGCGACGAAATCGGCAGCCCCGCCTGACAGGGTGAACGACAGATGCGGCGAGGCATAGGGCGCACCGACGACGGCGTCCTCAAGTCGCAGGCCACGCGGGCTGATCACATGAAAGACGCCCGACCCGGCCACGGCCTCGGCGCACGCGAGCCGGTAAATCCCCTCCTCGGCCATGACCCCGAGGGCCAGATCGGAGATCTCGCCGTTCCCGGTATTGCCCTGGACGGCGGCGGCTACCGGCGCGCCCAGGGACACCCGCCCGACGACGCCGCACAACGGGATCAATCCCCCGGTAAAAACGGCCTGGGCGCGGGAAAAGTCCCGCAGTTCCCGGCGCACGATGTCCGAGAGGCTGTTTTTTTCGGTCAGGATGGTCATTTCGCACCTCCGAATTGCTTGGCCATGTAATCCACCAGGTAATTCGCGTTTGTGGGCGCGCCCGGCGTCTTGGCACCCGGCTTGACACCGTCGGCGTCCAGACGCCGCAGGGCGTCAAGCATGGCCTCGGGCTTCGCGGCTGCCTGTTTTTCCCCTGCGGGACCGGACGCCCCCACGATCAGGGCGGCAGCCGCCAGCGACTCGCCGGTGAGACCTGCGGACAGAGCGGTCTCCAGGCGCTTTTTCACTTCCTCCCCGGCCACCACGCCCACCAGGGCCAGCACTTCGTCGCGTCCGGACTGTGCGGCCTGGGCGGTGATGGCCGAAACGTCCGGAGATGCCGCGGCGGCCGCCGACGGTCCGGCACCCTGGGCGGTTTGACCAGCCAGGGCCTGCATCGA